CAGCATGTTGTAATAATGAATATGCTGAGATCCAAGATGACCCTACTATATATCCATGTAGAGGAAGACCATATGGTGCTTATGGTACGCCTGGCGCACCTTGTATTCTATTATCGCAATGGTGGACTAATTGGCTTGTAAGATTGAACGACTTAAAAGAACAATATGTTGATAGGGCAAATCCTGCACTTTTAAATAGAAGATCAAAGTTAGTTCCCTCTTGGGTTGTCGATGAGGGGTATGTTCCATATGTACCGGCTGATCCAACTATTCCTCTAGAGGATCTTGAGCGAAAATACAATTTGTGTAGAGCCTCACGAGGACCACTTATAGATTGTTTTGAGAGTTATCCAAATGATCCTGATCGGCCATATCGTCAGCCCGATGCTGGCGATCCAGAATTAGTTCCACTTACACCTCATTGGTGGGATTTTTGGAATGGGAGAATACGGGAATATAATAGAAGAATAAGAGAAGGTAATCCGTGTCCTTACCCTCTTGAATTGCCAGTCTTGAACTATATGTGGTTTGCTAAAATGACAACCATAATTTCTCGGTATTGCCCCATTTCTGTGATTGTGGCTGGTGGTGAACCACACGCTGGACCCAGGACTTGTGGACTTATGATACAATGTCCTAGTGGATTAATGACTTTTTCTCCTCATGGATTTAACCCCGATGGAGTGTCACCACTAACACCAAATGGATGGGGATTAGATGGCATTCCACAGCCAGAGGAATTCTGGAAACCTTGGAGGTATTATCCTGCAAATCAAAATGGTTGTTTCTTGTGGGTTCAACCGACTCTGACTAATTGCACTACGCTTCCAAATGGCGACTGTCTGTGCCTTAATCCTGAAAATAATGTTTATAGTATAGTTCCAAAAGACTTTTGTGGCGGTGCCCAACCACAATTAAATCCACAATGAGAAAGAGTAATTATGTTGAATTCGAACGATAAAATTTCAGAGGAATTGAATATTGCACCTGAATATAAAGAAGAAGTCAATAGATCTGATTCAGGGCAGATAGAAATATCAGGTAAAACTTACAAACCAAATGAAGCCGATGACGATTATAATGAAGTCAGAAGAAATCTGAAGGTTGTGATTGAGCAATCCAATAGTGCTATACAGGGGATTCTTGAATTGGCTGAGGATAGTCAGCAACCTAGAGCATATGAAGTTGTTGCACAATTAATTGGACAGACTCTAGAGGCAAATACACGACTCATCGACTTGCATCGTCGCATGAAAGACATAAAGAAAGAGGATGGTCGATCTAAGTCTACAAGTGTTACCAATAATAGTATTTTTGTTGGCAGCACAGCAGAGTTGCAGAAAATGATAAAGGCTCAACAAAAACAGATAATAGATGTTAAGCCAATTGATAGTGAGTAAAAATAATGGTTCGAAAAATTGATGACACATATCTGGGTAACCCGCTATTAAAAGCGGGAAATATCAAAATAGAATTCAGCAAAGAGCAGTTGGAGGAGTACATCAAATGCTCAGTTGATCCAGTCTACTTCATGGAAAACCACATGAAGATTGTCACACTTGATCAGGGATTAGTTACGATTTCTCTGTACGATTTCCAGAAGGAAATTGTCAGATCAGTTCATGAAAATAGATTTACTATTTGTAAGATACCTAGACAGTCAGGTAAAACAACCTGTTTGATTGGTGAAATCGTACATCAAGTGCTTTTTAACTCTAATTATAAAGTTGCTATTTTGGCTAACAAGTTAAAAACAGCAACAGAAATTATGGACAGGGTTAAAATTGTTTACGAAAATCTTCCGAAATGGATGCAGCAGGGTGTTATTGAGTGGAACAAAACGAGCATTACACTTGAAAACGGATCTAAGGTAGTGTGTTCATCTACATCATCAAGTGCTGTCCGTGGTTCGTCATATAATTTTTTGCTGTTAGACGAATTTGCATTCGTTCCGGATGAAATTGCAGAAGACTTTTTTGCTTCTGTGTATCCAACAATTACCGCAGGACAAACCACTAAAACGGTGATAGTCAGTACACCAAATGGATTGAATCTTTACTATAAGTTGTGGCAAAACGCCAAGCAGGGAAGATCAAATTTTAAACCGGTTGAAGCACATTGGTGGCAAATTCCTGGTCGAGATGAGAAATTCAAAACAGAAACTATAAAAAACACATCTGAGAGACATTGGGCAAGTGAATATGAATGTGAATTTCTCGGTTCTCAGGATACCCTTATAAAAGCATCTAAATTGGCATCATTGTCATTTTCTGAACCTATTCTCAAAACAGATGATGGATTGTCCGTTTACGAATCTCCTAAAGAGAATCATATCTACTCAATTACAGTAGACACAAGTAGATCTATAGGGCAAGACTATAACGCATTTGTTGTTACTGATGTTACTGAAGTTCCATATAAGGTAGTTGCAAAGTACAAAAATAATCAAATACCAAATGCTCTATATCCGAATGTAATTTTTTCAGTTGCTAACAAATACAATGAAGCCTATGTTTTAGTGGAAATAAATGATGTGGGACAGCAGATAGCAGATCTACTTCGTGAAGAACTTGAATATGAAAACATGCTAGAGGTAGTGGTTAAGAGCAAAAAAGCACAGAAACTTGGAGTTGCATACGGCGGAATGCGATCTTATTCTGGACTGAAGATGAGTGTTCAAACAAAGAAAATTGGTTGCATGGCACTCAAAGAAATGATTGAAGGCGATAAACTAATATTAAATGACTTTGAGATTATATCCGAATTAAGCACATTTGTCTCCAAGGGGCAGTCTTATGAGGCAAGTTCAGGGTATCACGACGATTTAGTATCTTCATTAGTGTTATTTGGTTGGATGACATCTCAGCCATATTTCCAAGATTTGACCAATGTTGATACTAGGAGAAAAATTTATGAGGAAAAGATTAAAAAATTAGAAGAAGATTTGGTTCCTTTTGGTTTTCTTGAGAACCAAGAAGAAGACTTAAGTCAATCGATTAGAGAACTATCAAAGGAGAGTTCAGGACAGCCAATCATTAGATCTGATTGGGGACTGAATTCGGACGAGATTATTTGAAACACTAAATACCAACGACTAACTAAAGTCCAGTAAACAGGAGACTATTCAGATGGCATTTCAACTTTCTCCAGGCGTGAATGTAACGGAGCGGGATCTAACGACCATTGTTCCAGCCGTTGCAACTACAAATGCAGCATTTGCGGGTATTTTTTCATGGGGACCGATTGACCAAAGAGTCCTAATCGACAGCGAAAATAACTTAGTAAGACTCTTCGGCCTTCCTAACAACAATAATTATCCTTATTGGTTCTCGGCGGCAAACTTCTTGCAATACGGAAATAATTTGCAAGTAGTTCGTTGCGTCAAAGAAGAAACTTTGGCAAAGAATGCAGTTCCAGGAGATAAAACTGCTGCTTTGATTAAGAACGAAAACTTCTTGGGAAATGCCGACTGCGAGACACATGGCGCATTTATTGCCAAATACGCTGGTGCATTAGGTAATTCCATTGAAGTTCAGATTTGTGGTAGTAAGAATCCAACAACTGAATTCGACACTTGGATTTATGCCGATGAATTTGATCAGCAGCCAAGAACGAGTGGATATTCAGAGACCCTTGGCGGTACTGCTGATGAATTCCATTTAGTGGTTATCGACAAAACAGGTTTGTGGTCAGGCGCAACCGGAACTGTTCTTGAGAGATTCTCAAACCTGTCTCTATCGGAAGATGCACAAGATTTCAATGGTATCTCTAAGTACTATAGATCAAGAATCAATGAAGATTCTCGTTATCTTTGGTGCCCCAACACACCAGCAGCAGTAACAAGTATTCAGGAGGGTGCAGATTCGGCTAGTCCATTCAGCACATTTAGTTTCAACGGTGCTACTGCCTCTAATAATATTTCATTTGGTGTTGCTAAGTATATTTTGGGCGGTGGTGTGGATGAAACATATCCTACAACTGCACAAGAGTTCAAAGATATTGCACTTGGGGGAACAGGAGCAGGATATAAGGCGTTCTCGGATCCTGAACAAGTTGATGTTAACCTCTTAATTGGTGGACCAGAATATTCGCCAACAAACACAACTATTACTGATACCGTTGCAGCATCACTCAAAGATATCGCAGAAACTCGTAAAGACTGTGTAGTTTTCTGCTCCGCACCAATATCGAATCCATATAGAACCGAAGACGATAAGTTGTCAATTGCAAAGAATTATCGTAACAATATCGGTTCTTCTTCGTATGTCTTCATCGATAGCGGATATAAGTACATGTATGATGTGTATAACGACAAGTATCGTTGGGTTCCTTTGTGTGGCGATATTGCAGGGCTTTGTGCTCGTACCGACACAAACACGGATCCTTGGTATAGTCCTGCCGGATTCAATCGTGGAAACATCAAGGGAGTTGTGAAGTTGTCATTCAACCCAACACAAACATTCCGTGATGAGTTGTACAAGAAC